CTCCTTGGGATCCTCGAAGTGAGTTTTCACTTTCTTCTCAGACCATATCATCGAGCCTATCCAGGCGACAAACTTGCCACAAAATATGATTGATACAATCACCAAAACTGCAAGCAAAGCTCTCCTGATCCACTTCTTCTTCACTTCGTCTCTCACTCTCTGAATGAATGTCGCTGTGATGCGTGCGAACCATGAGGCCAGCGATTGCGTTGTTGCCTTGGCACGTGCGAGTAATGAAACTCGGCGGCCTCTGAGTGCACCCACCAATCTGCGGACAGGCTTGAAGAAACCTTCGTGTTGAATCTCTGTTGCCTCTCCTTCTTCTTCTGTGTCGAGGTCAATGATTCTCTTTGCTTCTGCATCCATGTCCGCAACGATCTTGCTGATGCGTTCGTTGCGTGCTCCAACCAACTTGCGGTGGCGCTCCTGCTGTTCACGAACTAGCTTGCAAACGCGATCGATGAGCTCGTCCCATGTCAACACCTCTTTCGTAATGAAGGTGGGATTGTCAAAATCGGGAATTGCTTCCAAGTGGTATTCGCATGCATCCGTGTCAAGCACTCCATTGCATTTGTTGCGGTCAAGCCTTCTCTTGGCTGCACCCATGTCCATTGTGTGATCTTGGCAATATTCCTTCTTTGGAATCATCTTGATCCAAAAATCAAAACGTCTCAAAAATGCCTCGGGCAATAGAATCGATGGAGAGTGAAACTGCTCCAGGTTCGTATTGCACACAATCAACGATGAAGTGAACGTCAAAACACCCTTCTTCTCGAGTGATGCTGCGTTCAATCTTGCAGGCGCTGTGTTCTTGAAGCGGAAGATTGGAAACATGTCGTCTTTCTGTCCCTTTGTTGTTTGGAACTGACCCATATCTTCAATGACCATTGCTTCTTGACCATTGTAACCATTCACGTGGTCCTCCTCTGGTAAGAGCTGATACAATTGAGAATCCTTGTTCTTAAGGTATTCCTCTATCTGCTCTTTTGACAAAATGGATTTGCACAGAATAGCATCAATGAATGCTGGTGTGATGGTGGATTTACCTATTCCAGATGCT